AACCCTTTTATATTTATTAATGTTATGGGAACTATAGAAAAAATTTTAAATCTCTTAAAAATGAAAAATGAACCTAAATCTTATAGCGTAAAATTCTACGCTGAAATGAAATTAGATGATGGTCGTATTATTGCTACAGAAGATGAGCAATTTATGATTGGGTCTAAAGTGTTTGCTGTTGGTGATGGTGATGATGGCGAAGCAGAACCATTGTCGGCTGGTAGCTACACAATGGAAAACGGAAACAAATTAACAATCGGTGAGTCATCTGAAATCTTAGATTTGGGTGAGGAAAAAGAAGCTGAAGATGTTGAAGCATCTGAGGAAGAACTTTCTGAAGAACCTAAAGAAGAAGAACTAGCTGAGGAATCAGAAGCAGAAGAAACTGATTGGGCTAAGACTTTTGAGGAAATAAAAGATAGGGTTGCTGAATTAGAAAAAGCAGTCTTTGGTGAAAAAGCTGAAGAAGAAACTGAAGAATTATCTGAAGAAGTTTCCGAAGAAAACAAAGAAGATTCTAAAGAAGATAAGACAGAAATGTCTAATGAAGTTATAGGGGAACTTATGACTCAAATCGAAGAATTAAAAAGCAAAATCACAGAACTAAGTGGCGAACCTGCAAGTGAAGGTATTTCATACAATCCTGAAGGTGAAAACTTTAGTGCAACTGTTGATTTAGCAAAACTGTCTACTAAAGAAAGGGCAGCATATTACATTAACAATAAATAATTTTAAAAATGAGCAAATATAATTTAAGTAAAGATTATCAATTTGATATTGATGTTTCGGCATATACATCTTATGTCGGTAAATTAGCATTACCTTATGTGACGGCTGCTGTAAAATCACCAGATACGATTGCAAAAGGCTATGTTAGAACAATAGATGGTTTAAATAAATCAGCAAGAATCACTAATCTAGGTATCAGCGACCCTGTTGTTGCTGCTGCTTGTGGATTTAGTAGTGAAAATGACACCTCATTAACTGAGCAAGTTGTGACATTAACTGATATGAAGGTGAATGAGGAGATATGCCGTGGCACAGTTTTCCCTACGTGGATTGGCGAGAATATGGATAGAAATGGTAATTTACCACAAAATTTTTCTGACTTTTTATTAGCATCAGTTGCAGCAAAAGCAGGTGCACATATTGAAAATATGATTTGGAAAGGTTCTTCACCTTTTGGTGTAGGCTTCCAATCTGATGATGGTACTTTAGATGATACAGGTATAGAAGCATCTGCTATGAAAGATTTTCACGAAGTAGATTTAGATGGAGCAATTACAACTTCTGACATATTAGATGACTTAGGGGCTGTTTATGATAAAGTTGTTGGAAGCGTTCAAGGAATTTTATCTAAACCAGGATTTGGTTTTTATATGAACCAAAAAACATACGCTATATATGCACAGAAATTAGCTGCAGCAACTACTTATCAACAATTAGGTGCAGCAGGTGATTTTACTAGCTTGACTTATATGGGATTCCCCATCTATGTTTGTCCTGGAATGTTTAACGATACTATCGTTGCTACATACCCTGAAAACCTTGTAGTGGGAACAAATTTAGCAACAGATTGGACTGAGGTGAACTTAATACCGACATACCAATACGATGGTTCAGATAATATAAGAATTGTAATGAATTTTGCGATGGGTGTTCAGACTGCCGTTGGTGATGATGGTGTATACGCAACATCAGCACACGCATAATTAACATTTTAATAGGGGGTTGTAATATACCCCCCTTTTATTAACTTTTAAATAATAAAATAATATGGCTTGTTTATTAACAACAGGGAGAACGGTAGATTGCAAAGATTCAGTATCAGGAATTAAAACCATTTTTATTGCTAAATCTTGGGCTAATAATGCTACAACTAATTCTACTTTTGCGGTAAATGGCACAGATGAGTTGCAGATAGACACAATGGGCTTTGCTAATTGGTCATCAGCAGTTGGAAGTGCGGTTACATTATATCGTTATGAGCTTAGACCAAATTTAAGTTCTATGACAGTTAATGTAAATTCAGACCCTGCAACAGGAACAACATTTTTTAGTCAAACATTATCCGTAACATTTCAAAAGCTTGATGCTGCTATGAATAATGAACTAAAACTTATTGCTTATGGTAGACCTCAAATCTTTGTTTTAGATAACAACGATAATTTGTGGATGCTAGGTGCAGTAAATGGTTGTGATGTTACTAGTGGCACAATCGTTACAGGTGCGGCTAAAAGTGATTTATCAGGATATACGTTAGAATTTACAGCAGAAGAAAGGCAACCTTTATATATGATAAAGAAAACAGGTGGCTCTACAGCAACTACAGACTATCCATTTGATAGCTTGGGCGATGCTGATGCTGCGATTACAATATCTCCAGCATACACTTAATCGTTACTCTCACTGTATAAAAGAAGGGGTTTTATTACCCCTTTTTTTGTACACTAAAAAACAATAATGTAACTTTTATATTTATAATAAAAGATTAACTATGACTTGGAAAGTAAAATCAGAACATTATAATGTTAAGTTTCCTAATAGAACTTATTCTTTAGGGGAATTAAATCAAAAACAAATAAAAGCATTACCTAGTGAAATACTCAACAAGTATTTTACAGAAGATAAACCTAAAAAGAAAAAGAAAAATGATAGCTTTGAAGGATAAATACGAAGGTATATTTTTACACTCTTTTAGCCAAGATGATTTAAAGCTAATACAGGAGCAATGTCCTGTTGAGTTTAATAAATACTTTGAAGAGAAATGATACAATTATCAAGAGATGATTCTTCAACACTTATTCGTTGGGCGTATTTAGATTTGTACGATAAAATGACAAATTCTGATTATAAGGTATTAATGACCTTAACAAGTCAATTAACAGGAAAGTCAAAAACATTTCTTGCTGCAACGAACTATGCTAATAAAGACAGGTATTTATATTTACTAATCTTAGTAGCTACATATTTGGGTGCAGAGAATTTATTAACAGGTACTATATTTTTAGGTAGCACAGACTATCCTTTGGGGTTTTATGATGTTACTATATATCAAAATACATCTAATACTAATTTAGACCCCACAGGGCTAACAGTAATTTATACAGGATTAGCTAATTTATCACCCACAAGTGATGCCGAGCCTGTTGAATATACTGAATATACAACTAACGATTCTGATACAGAAAGCGTTTATATAACATTTTAAATATGAATTTAGACTTAATAAAATTATCACATTATAACATACCCCATTTAGTAGAAGATACTAGACACGATTGGATTTCTTTTGGTGAGGACAATTTATACCCAAATTATTTGCTTGACCTATTCTTAGGTAGTGCTATTAATGGTGCTTTGATTAAGTCAATAGGGGCTATGATTTATGGTGAGGGTTTAGCAGCTACTAATGCTGATGAATCAGATGAGAAAAAAGAATCATATTTAAGATTAACAGAACTGCTATATAATTCTGATGATGATGTATTAAAAGATTTAGCCTTAGATTTAAAGCTATTTGGTGGCTGTTACGTTAATGTAATATGGTCAAGAGATAGAAGCAAGATAGCTAAGATGATTCACATTCCTGCTCAATATATACGTTCAGGTAAAATGATTGATGGTGAAATAGAACACTATTATTATTCAGCAGATTGGTCTAAGTCTAAAAAAGCTCAATATAAACCAAGAGCATATGCTGCTTTTAATACAGAAGATAGAACACAAGCTAGTCAAATCTTAATGATTAGAGATAAAAACCCTGCTTTGTTTTATGGTTTCGCACCTGACTACGTTGCGGCTACAGATTGGATTCAGATGGAGCTAGAGATTGCTCAGTTTCATTTATCTAATATCACTAGTGGCATGACCCCCTCAATGCACGTAGGATTTTCTAACGGTGTGCCGACTGAAGAAGAACGCAGAACCATTGAAAGGCAATTGAACCAAAAGTTCGCAGGCACAGGAAACGCTGGCAAGATATTAATCACTTTCAATGATGGTAAGGAAACAACACCCACAATAGAACCTATCCAAATGAATGATGCTCAATCAGCGTGGGTGGAAATGTCTAAGCAGTCAGTAAATCAGATTCTGGCTGGTCATAGAGTTACATCACCGATATTATTTGGAATACGAGCAGAAGGCGGTGGGCTAGGTAATAATGCCGATGAATTACGAGATGCATTTAGTTTGTTTACAAATACTGTGGTTATTCCCTTCCAGAACACGCTTTTAAAGGGCTTAGAGAAGATATTTAGAGTTAATGATATAAACCTTGATTTGTACTTTAAATCGCTTAAACCTGCTGATTTCATTGATTTAGAAGTTACTAAGACTCAGAGTGAAGAGGACCAGGAAAAGGAAGGTGTATCAAAAGAGGACATAGATACTGAGGAATTGGTGGAAATGAAAGCAATAGATGTGGAAGATGATGATGTATGTTTGGACTATTTTGATGATATAGGAATTACACTAGATGATGATGAGTGGTTTGAAGCACACCAAGAAGAATTAGATGAGTTTGAAATAGATAGTAGATACCATGAGTTTGCTTATGCTCCTGCAGGAACACCAAATGTAGCCGATAGTTCTAGCGATATTGGAATGTTCAGGGTTTTATATAGGTATTCTCAAACACTATCTATAAGTAAAACAACAGGAAAAGTAACAAGCAGAAAGTTTTGCGAAAAAATGGTGGCTAAATCAAAACAAGGCACATTATATAGAATGGAAGATTTAAAGAAAGCATCTGAAAAAGCGGTTAATAAAGGATTTGGGCCAGGTGGCTCAAATACCTATAATATCGCATTGTACAAGGGCGGTGCTAACTGTAAGCATAAATGGATTCGGGTATTCTATTTTAGAAGGCAAGTTCCTAAAGGACAAACCTTTGTTGATGTTGATGGCAAGGAATATACTGAGGGAGAATACTTGCCAAATGGAACACTAAATAATTTTAGACTTGTTTCACAACAATTTGCGAATGGTAAAATGCCTATGCCTGATGATGCAGAAATGAGAAAAACAACTTGGAAACTACCAAATCATGGATTTTTAAAACCAAGAAAAGAACAAGAACGTAGCAGGTCAACACCTGTATAAAATAAAAAAAATATGGCGATACAGCACACACTCTACATTAGCAGTACCAGGCTCAAAAAGGATTCAGCGATTGGCGGTTCGGTCGATGATGACTTAATAATGCCTTATATACTACTAGCTCAAGACATGAATATACTACCTATTCTGGGAACTGATTTAGATGCTAAATTAAAAACAGAAATACAAGGGGGAAGTTTGGCAGGTGTTTACAAAACGCTAGTTGAAGATTATATACAACCTGCTCTGGTTCAATTCAGCTTCGTTTCATTAGTGCCTTATCTCCGCCTAAGGTTTGTCAATAATGCGGTGGTGGTTATGGGTGCAACAGACCAATCTTCTAGTGCTAGTTACGATGACTTAAAACCATTAATGGACACAGCTACGGATGCAGCCGAATTTTACAGGCAAAGATGTATTGACTATTTGAGAAATAACTCTAGCTCATTTCCTGAATACACGAGTAATAGTGGTGCTGATTTAGACCCTACAACAAGAAATTATTATGCAGGAATAAACCTAGATTCAAATGTGCCTAGAAGTAATAGAATGAAAAGTTTTTTACAAGGAGCAGATATTACTATTTATGGTTGCTAAGAAACACAGGACATATCCAAGTAGTTTGGAGAATTTTAAAAAGTTAAAAAATTATATTAAAAAATTAACTAAAACTAATAACAATGGCAGGACAAAGATTAACCGATAAAACAGCTCTGGAAGAACAGACAGGTAGTGGTGATTTATTTATGGTGGTGGATGTGAACGATACCACAGGCTCAGCAGCCGGTACGAGTAAGAAAATCGACTCAAAATTCATTATACAAACAGATAAAATTTCTGTATCTAACGCTGAAGTAATAGACTTGCACAATAACGAAAAAGTATTAGTAGGTGCTTTAAGTGGTTATATGATAACACCAATAACTGCAACGTGTTTAATTACTTATGCTGCTAGTACGGAAACCTCTAATAAAAATTTATATTTCGGCTTTGATGATTCTTCAGATAGTTTCTATTGGGATTATGGTTCTAGGTTTTATGGGGGTAATACAGCAGATTGTACTTTTATTTTTGGTGGTTCACCTGGTTCTAGCGGCTCTAAGGGTTCTTTTACCCTTAATTCGCCTTTTATGATTTGGTCTAATGGGGCATTTAATGGGGGGTGGTCTATGGATGTTTATGTAACGTATTGCTATACTAAAGTGCTATGATAAAGTATATACTATTATTAATTCCGTTTTTGTCTTTTGGACAAATAGATTTCTTCAAGTATTCTACTATTTATACATCTATGAATATAAATACAAGTATGATTGAAAATCAAGATTATATTTCTATTGATAAAGGCTATGAAGATGTTACACAGATTAATCCTTATGATTTTAATTTAACAATCGGCTGGAGAAAGATAGCCAGATTTGACTATGAACACAAAGTAAAAACTTGGTATTATGGAACAGAGGACAATGTTGCAGAAAATGTTACTATTTCCAACGCTGTTGGTTTTGAGTATCTTGTTAATTATTCGTATATACGCAGTCGTGGTGACACACTTAATGAGCAGAATTATTGGGTACGATACTTGGGAAAACGATTTGTAGTTAAGGCACAATATACTGACCTGCAAAGATTTGACCTTAGATATAACGCAACAGATGCTAGATTAAGATTAACAAAAGGGGGGTTCGATATTACATTAGGGGGTGTTTTTAGACAACACAATCCTTATGGAATAACGCCAATAGATGATTTATGGATTCCAGGCGAACAATCATTTCCGCAATTAGCAGAACAGTTTGGATATTCAAGTCAATTTGTAAATGGTCAATGGCATTGGTTTAAAGATGGTGAATTACTAGCTACATCGAATGATGAATTTTATAAGCATTATTTTGGTCAAGCTATAGCTGAATATAATGAGAGAGAATTAGAAAAATTAGGTATGCAAAGAGAGGTTAGCTTGGTGCTAGGTTTAGCATACTATAAATATGACCCTAATTATTGGGTTCACATTTGGGCTAATTTAATGCCTTTACATCATGGTTTGGATGAATACCCTTATCAACGTGAAGAAAGTGCCTTAGAACGCTTAGAATGGGATTCTGGGGCTATTTTAGGCGTTAGAGTTACTAGACATCTAGGGTTATTTGTAGAAGGTACACATTTGAAGTATTGGGGCAAGGAAGTTTTTGATTGTAAATTTGGGTTTAATTATTTAATCTTTTAGCTATGAAAAAAATACTATTTATATTATTTGCTTTTATTGGTTCATTTTCCTTTTCTCAAGATTACGATTTTCAAGAATTGTGCTTGGCTTGTGCTGAAGCTGAAGGTTATTATTGTGGTGATGACCCCACGAATTGGACTCAATATAGTCCTGATGGTTGCGTTCAAACATCTTGGATAAATGATGGCTGGATAGATTGTGTAGATGCTGGAGATGAGAATGGAGCTGTGCCTACAACTATAGCAGAATGTGAGCCAGAAGCTGTGCCTTGTGATACGGTATATGTAGAGATACCGATAATAGAAATAGAATATATAGATTGTGCTAGTGGTTTACCTTGCAATAGTGGAATTGGTGAAGTAATAGACAAATCTAAAACAAACAATAAAATGTATACCCTCTTGGGTTATGAAATTATAAGACCTGAAGGGGTGTATATTCAGAATGGTAAAATTAAATATAAATTAAATTAATAACAATATGGATATTTTAAAAAAAATAGTAGATACTTTTGAAACAGTTTTCCAATCCAAGAAATTTTGGTATGCGTTTTCAATGTTCATCTTTATAACTTGCTCTAGTTCGTTTGGAATTTCAGAGGGTGAGGTGGCTAACCTTATTAATGTGGGAATAGCTTTAATAGTTGCTCAAGGAATTGCTGACCGTAAATGCTATAGCAAATGAAATTAAGCGAGAAGTCTGAATTTACGCTTGACCTAAAAACCATAGCAATCGTTATTGGTATGGCTGTATCTGTGTCAAGTACCTATTTTACTTTAAAGGCGGATATTGATGAGAACAAAAGGGCGTTAGAGAAGGGCAATTGGGTTAGTGCTACTGAGTATAATCTAAAAGATGAACTTGTTAGAACGACCATAATGGGTAATAGTAAAAAGCTTGATGCTATTGAGGATAAGCTAAATACTATTGATGAAAGACTTTACAACTTAAACAAATGAATTATTTTCCATACATATTGCTAGGATTATTCTTTTTTTGTATTGGTTCGTGTTTTGGTCAAGTTTCAGTAGTTCATTACAATAGTGAATGGAACGCTGATAATAGTTTGAACCTAGAGTTTTTAAAGGATTGCGAAAAATCAAATGTAATTATTTGCCATAATCCAGAAGAACAAGAAAAACACAAGATTAAATCTGTGCCTACGATTATTATATTTGATAATAATATAGAGGTGTTTAGATTTGAGGCCAATATAATGATGCAAATAGAAGCAACATTTAACGAGATACAAGAAAAGATAGACAATGTATATTTAGCTAAATTTGAATGAGATTATCTAAGAATTTTACGTTAAAAGAGCTAACACATTCAAACACAGCAGTACGTTTGGGAATCGACAACACCCCTGACAAAGAGGGAATCTGTAATCTGACCTTATTAGCCACCGAACTTTTACAGCCCATTCGTGATAGAATTGGGGCTTTAAGAGTAACGAGTGGCTATAGGTCACCAGAATTAAATGCAATTTTTGGGGCAAATCGTTCTCAGCATATGTTGTGTGAAGCTGTTGATTTGCAATTTGTTAAGCGTGGCAAAATGGATAACCTGCAAATTTATCAAGCTGTTATGGATTTAGATTTAGACTTTGACCAGCTTATTTTAGAATTTGGGGATTCGACAATGTACAATGACCCCATGCGACCTGCTTGGATTCATATTAGCTGGACAGTAAGGGAAAATAGAAAACAAGTTCTTGTAGCTTATAAGGATGAAAATAACAAAACAAAATATAGACCAATAAATACTCTTAATTCAATATGAAATTATTATCTAAACTTTTTGGTGGTTTAAAATTAGATGTTAATAAGATTGTGGATAAATGTGTAACTAGCAAGGGCGAAGCAATGGAATTAAAAAATACCTTGCAAAGTATTCTGTCTGAAGCTGAGGGTAATGCACAAGAACAAGTTACCAGAAGGTGGGAAGCTGATGCTAAAGCTGGGTGGTTACCTGCAAATATCAGACCACTAACATTAGCTTTTCTAACTATGATATTTGTAATAATATCATTTTTTGATGGGAATATAGGTAGCTTTGGGTTGAACCCAATATATGCACCTATATATCAAACATTATTAATGGTGGTGTATTCTGCATATTTTGCAGGAAGAAGTGTTGAAAAAATAAGAAATAAATAAAACAACTAAAAGAATATAGGTTAAGGCTCACAAAGTCAGAACATGACTTAATAAAAGAAATACGCCAATCTGAAACAAACTCCCCAAACAACGTGCTCTGCGTTGGAGATTTACATGAACCCTTTTGTTTATCAGGATATTTAGAACATTGTGTAAATGCTTATCATACTTATGAATGTAATACTGTAGTTTTTTTGGGTGACCTTATCGATAACCATTTTAGCAGTTTCCATACTGCAGACCCTGATGGTTATGGAGCAGGTGAGGAGCTTGATAGAGCTATAGACAGAATCCAAGAATGGTATAAGATTTTCAATAATAAAACAGTACCTAGAGGTGTTTCCGTTTGCATTGGCAATCATGATGCCATTGTACGCAGAAAATGTTTTGAGGTGGGGGTGAGCAAAAAATGGGTTAGAGACTATAATGAAGTTCTTAGAGTTCCTGATTGGGATTTTAAAGAAGTGCATAAAATAGATGGTGTAATATATACGCATGGTACAGGAAGTTCAGGAAGAAATGCAGCAGTAAATAAAGCTTTACAATTTGGAGATTCCACCGTACAGGGTCATATCCATACGGAAGCATCCGTAATTTTTGTTGGTAATCAATGGGGAATGCAAACAGGATGTGGGGTGGATAGGGAGCAGTACGCCATGAATTATAGTAAGTTTTTCCCTAAAACATATAAGATATCCTGTGGTGTGGTTTTGAATTCAGGCAAGATTCCTGTAATTTTACCATTAACAACATTATCAAAAGAGTAGTAATTAAGTTAATAATTATGAATATATATAAAGAAAAGTTTAAACTTGGAGCATATTATACTTATAATAAAGACAATAAAAAGGTCTATGATATAAAAACTATGCGTGAAGATTTTAAACAATTAGT